TTCATACTTTCTCATGTCAGCTTTAGTACCACCGAATAAAGAAATACCAACTGAAGAAGAACTCTTCTTAGCTGGTGTTGTTTTTTTAGTTGTTGTTTTTCTTATTGCCATTACTTTTTCTTTTTAGAAGTTGCTTTAATTTTCTTTTTCTGTTTAAGCATCTGCTTAGTAGGTTTTTTTCCAGAACCTTTATTAGCACGGATGTTATCCCAGAGACCTCTCTGGGAATAACTACCGTCTTTTCTTTTAAGCATTTCCTTAGCCATGATATTAACGGGATTTTTTCATCCCACCTTTTTTCATGGTCATGCCATACTTAGCTTTTGGAATAGCTGTTTTAGGAGCTTTAGAAATTCCACCAACTTTTCCACCTGGAGTCTTATCAGCTTTAGTCAATTTTTTTGACTTTGTTTTAGTTACACATGCAGATTTCATTTTATTAAATTTAAGAGTTCCAAATTTTCTCAACAGCAGATGAAAGCTCATTCAAAACATCCTCATGTAAAGGATTTTTTAAGTGCTCTATAACATCAGATATATTTCTGCCAAGTAAGCTTCCGCTCTTTGCATGATATATATAACCATCTCCCTTATTAATAATATACTTAAAAAAACTGGAATCACGCACAATTGATTTAATTTTTAATGTTTCCATGTCCAAATTATTTGCATCTATGAATGATTTTGCAGCTCTTTCTTTGTTTCCTTCAACTCCTTCTCCAGTAATATGTCTGTCCATATTCTCATAGATAGTATCCATAGGAGTAGATTTTCTATACTGAGTACTATTACCATCTACAACTTTTGCAATGTAGAATAACTTAGTGCTGTTTTTATCATATAATTTTTGAAGTTCAGAAAGAGCTTTGTTACGCATCTTTTTGTACTCTGTTCTGATCATTGAAGTTTCCTCTTCTTTATCAAGATAAAATTTAGGAGGAACTGGTCTTGATCTTGCATCCTCATAGCTTTTTGCTACAATAGAAAAACCTCCAGCTTCAATTGCCATAAGTTTAATTCTATCAAAAGGATTTGTCATATCTAAGAAAACTGGTTCATTACCACATTTGATGTCAATTTTATTCCAGAATTCTGCATTGTCTGGTTTAAGAAGTTTTACATTTTTCCAAAAATCTTTATGTTCCGGATCAATAATATTAGCAGCAAGTTCTTTTTCTAAATCTGCTATAGTTTCTCTAATTTGTTTTACTCTAGCTTCTCTTTCCTCTTGTGGAAGAAGTTTAATTTCTGGAGCAAATTCATTAAGACCTGTTAAGTATCTGATGACACCATTGTTTTCAAGACAAGCTAATTGTTCATGATGTTTTACACTATCATAAAGAGATAGGCCATATTCTTCAAGACCCATGTTAGTTGAATGACTATCAACAAAAGGTCTGATAGCTAACTTTGTTTTTTTGGTGGTAGTAGTTTCTACCATTGTGAAATTTTCCATTGTTGTTGGTTTTTAATTATTGGTTTTTATTTTTAAAACTTAAAAAAAAGGAGGAGTTACCCCCTCCCTTATTTATTTATAGATTAGATTAGAATGATCCACCAGTTACTGGGTTTCTCATAACAATCTTAAGTACTTTAGTTGGATCCTTAACCCAAATAGCTGGGAAAGTTTGAGTCATCATAACTCGGTATCCATTGAATTGACCTGAAGACTGGAAGCCTTGGCTACGTCCCATGTAATCCATTGTACCATTTTGATACCACCATTTCAATTGATTATCCCATTTTAATTTCAACAAGAAGATGTTGTCATTAGTATTATCAGTGATGTCAAAGATAATGAATGAGTAAGAAGATAATGGGAAACCATCAATGATTGGGTTTTCAATATCATTTGTATGGATGTTATCAAATGCAGGATTCAATACAAACTTAACATTTGCCAAGAAAGGAATTACATAAGAAGTGTAAGCAAAACCAAAGTTCAAGTCCATACCTTTACCAGTGATTGCACCGATATCAGCAGCCTGAATCAAAAGACCTGAAGACACTGCTTCTCTTTTGATAGCTTCATTTACCATTCTCATTCCACCCATACCAGTTTGAACTACTAGAGATCTTTTTGGATCTGGACCTTGGAACTCAACTTTACCATTGAAGAAGTTGTAGATTTCTCCACGGAACAAATCCAATGTAAAGTTATTCTTGTTGTATATTCTTTTGAAAGAGTTATCTAACTGTTTCCAAAGACCTACAGAAAGTCTCATGTCATCAGCACCATCTTGACGAACTCTACCTCCATGTCCCCACATTAAGTAAGTCTCAATGTCAGTAGAAATTTTAGATAAGTGAGCTGCTTCCATTTGAGTTAAGAAAGTTCTAGAAAGATCTCCATTGTCAAATGCTTTTTTCACTTTGTCTTTACCCATAACTTTGATCATATCCTCCAAAGAGCTGATAGATGGATCATTGTTAGAAGAAAAGTTTCTCCAGATCTCAGTTACAGGAACTGTACCATCTGCATTCATACCTCCTTTAAGCATCAAATCTGCTCTTGAAGATACAGAGTAATGAACGTGAGCCTCAGCATTACCAACAAAGTTATAGAATTCACGGAATGAAGTTCTTGTTGTAATGTCAGAGAATCTTTCACCATACTCACCTCTTGCAGAACCTTTTCTGAAGAGTTTAGTACCATTCAAAAGATACTTGTGATCTAAGAATTTGTAGTTGTCATTGTTTACCAACTGTACAGTATAGATGAAACCATCTCCAATAGGCATGATATCTTCATCAGTAATGTACATCTCAACACCATTGTATTTGTCATAAGTGATTATATCACCATGTCCAAACTCACGTCTGTTAATTTTGATTTTGAATGTAGAACCATCTGTACCAAGAATTTTACTTGGATCCTCAATGTCTTCAATAATGTAAGGAAGATCAATAGATACAGGAGTCTGCCATCTATATTCTCCACGGTGATTATCCACAGAGATTACATTTTTCCCACCAAAACTTGACATTTGGTAAAGAGGCATTTCTACCTTTTGAGCCATAGCCCATAAATCAACTGGACCTAAATCCATAGGTTCAGCATCTTTCAGCATGTTAACCAAGTGGTACGAATCCACATGGGAGCTAGCCTGATACGAGGTATCCCGGAGGAATATACCATTGTTTAAAACTGGAGTTGCCATTTTTTATTTGTTTTTAATTGTTACTATTTAAAATCTCTTGAAGATATTACTTCCTCTTGAGAGTGTCTTTTGTGGAGCTCTAGTAGAAGTGTTTGATCTTCTTTCAGCTTCTTCATCTTGGTCTGTGTTAGATGAAGTAATTCTTCTAGACTGCTCTGTTTTTAATTGTCTTACTACTTTCTCTGTAGCTGCTTTACCACCTTGTTCTCTGATCTTAGCTTCAAATCCATTTGGATCTGCAAGTAACCATAGAGCTTTAGCAATTAAGTCATGTCTTGGTTCTACAAATTGATACTTTTCTAGTAGATGTCCAAGTAAGTTAGTTGGTTTGCCCGAGATGGAAGGATAATTAGGTTGAACAAGTCCAGAGTATAATTGGGCTTGAGTTTTCTTATCAAGTTTAATACCACCTAGTTCTCCTACAGATAATGTATTATATACGTTGTCTGTGTAAAGTTTAGCTTGTTGAGCTTGTTGTTGTTTCTTGTGCTCTTGTTCTACAAGTTGTCTATTAATAATTTCATCTTGCATTCTATCTAACTTCGGCTTGAACTGATTAGCTTTTTGTTCTAATCTATCTAAATCTTTCCAATCTTGAATTTCAGATTCAATTTCTTCTGGAGTTCCAAAATTTGTAGCATGTAAATATTGTCTTGCAATTTCAGCTTGATCAGATTCATTATCTGTATCAAGTTCTCTAATTTCTTCTACATGAGCCAATGTTCTAAATAAACCTTTTAGATCTTGACCACCATCAGCTACATATTTAGCTGCATATTGAAGTTCTTCAGGAAGAGCAGCAAAGAATTCTTTTGGAGTATTCTCTCTAATTGCAGCTTCTCTTTCATTAAAATTAGCTTCAAAAAGTTCTCTAAAGTCTTTGGTTGTGTAATCTTCTAAAGACTTATCATCATCAAAACCAAATAGAGTACCTTCTTCAATCATTTTAGAAGCTAACTCAGCAAGACCTGATTTATCAATCTTTGGTCTTCCCTTATTACCTGCATCTTCTTCTTGAGAAATTAAACCATCCAGTTCAGCAATTGTTTCTTCAACTTCTAATTTCTTTTCAGCATCTTCTTTTCTTGCTTCTGGTGTTTTATCTTCGGGCTTGTCAAAGAACGTCATATCTGTCTTCTCCGTTGTGAAGACTGTTTTCTTTTCAGGTTCTGAATTATCATTAGGGAGCATTACATTCTCTGCTCCTGGCATTCCAAAAATTTCATCAATGTTTACATCTACCTGATCCACCGTTGTGGATTCTTGGACCTGTTCATTTAGGTCATCTATTACTTTACTCATGTTGTTGGTTTTTTATGTTATACTTCAATATACAAAATAAACTTGGTAAATTTAAAAGTCACTTATTCTTTTTTAGCACTATATAGCTATGACTTATTTTTTTCCCTTATTCACATCATATTTATTTTTGTTTTCTCTTGCAATTTCTAATTGTTTCTCTGCAATTTCTCTTTGAACTTGTAGTTTTTCTCTTTCAATATCATCCTTCTTAGATTGCTGAATACTTCTATTTACTTCCTTCTCTCTTTGAAGATCAGTCTGTTCTTTGTATTGTTCAGTATCCCGGATGTCTTTCATTGCATCTCTATAATCTGACATTTGGTTTTTGTCAATATCAACTGTAGATCCGTAACCAGCAGCTCTAATCTCAGCAACAGTAATATTATTCTTAAGTTGTTTATCTTGTTTCTCAGCTTCAGCTTGAATAAGAGCTTGTTGTTGTTTTTCTTGAGCTGCAATTGTTTGTTCTTGCATTTGTTGTTGCTGTTGCATTTCTGATTGTTTCTGAGCTTGAACTTTTTCTTCAGAAGATTTAAGAGCATTGTTAAGGTCTGAAATAGAGTCTGACTGAACAACTTTTCCTAAGTCAAAGATACTAGCTCCTGTAGTATTGTTTTGTAATGCCATTGCTTTAAGCTGTTCAAGAACAGCTCTATGGTTTGCATTAGTACTACAGAAAATATTTAAGTCTCTCATTAATAATTCAGTACCATTCATTTCAAAATTTACTTTTTCATCTGCCGCAGTAACATAAGATAATCTTACAGAAGCATCTGTTGAATGATAGTACTGAGCTAAATCAGTTCTCATTTGATGAACTCTTGGCATTAGATAATCACAATGTTGCATAAAGAACATTTCTGTTTGTGCATATGATGCAGCTACAGCTTGTTCTACACCAGTTGCTGTTTGTTGAGCAATTGGTTGACCCATCCTTTGAGGATTAACTCCAATTACTTCATAAGCCTGTTGCTTAAAATGATTAGCCAATTGTATTCTAGTCATTAATCTCTCTGTCTGAGATAAATCTAGTTTTTGGAAATGTGAGAAGTTTAATGCATTCTCTGTATTTGTAATAGATGTATCTAAAGGAAGCATACCAAAGTTCTTCATTGCCACGTATGCCTTAGCTAAGTTTCCTTTACCCCAGTCTTCTCCTAATGAGTGTCTAGGCAATGAGTTTTGATCAAGCATAATGATAGTACCTAGTTCATCAACTAAGATGTCAGCTATCTGATTATTAACAATGTTATAACCAATCTGGTATGGCTTCATTAAATCTAACAATGCAGTAGATTTAGTATTTCTATCAGAGAAGACAGATCCTTCTACTGGTAGTTTACAACCATATAAATTTTGATCACCTTTAAATTGGAATTTAATAGGGCCCATTTTATTTTGATTAATCCCTACATACAGTGGAGAAAATCCACCTGGATTATTCATACCCCAATATGAAGGAAGATTTGGTCCAATTTTTACACCACCCCAAACTTCATTAATCCAAATCCAGTCAATGTGTTCTCCATATACAAGATTGTCTTTACTTTTGTTTTTAAAGAGTCTTGTATCATAAATTGGCTTCTCTGTTATTTTATAATCTTCTGTTATTATATCTACAATAACTTCACCATTTTCTTCAATCTTAGTAAGATGTCCAAGTTTTTTTTGTGACTTCCAATAAATAGTACTTACTCTAAGTAAAAAGGCTGTACCTTGATCATAGTAATCTTCACCTTCTGTAAGGATCTGATTAATAATATCTGTGTTATCTGCTACAGTACCATTCATTGCTGTTGTATATTGTCTGTAAGCAAGTGAAGGTGAGTTAGTATTCCACTCATGAGATTTGGTAGCATCATAAAATGTACCATCATTTTGATATCCTCCAGTAGTATATCCAGCTGAACTAATAGGATAAACAGCTTCTAAGGATTCCATTTGTTCTTGGCTTAAACACCATCCATATTTATCAATAACATCTGACACAGTAAACATATCTGTCTTACCTACCCAGTTTGCTTGAGAAATATATCTTGCATCTGGAGATTTATGATAATAACTAATTACAGGATTCCATAATTCTACTTCATAATCATCTTCCATCATTTTAAAATGCCAAAACTCACGGTCAGTAATTAGCATATCTCTAAATCCTCTTTCCTCTAATTCATCCATTTTGAATCTTTCAACATCAACTTTGTGTTGATGTGTAGCCCATTGCTCTATCATAGATCTGTAATCTTTTTTAAAGAAAGATTCAATCTCTGGTAAAGATTTTAATTTATCTGGATTAGTTTGCTCTTGTGCTTCAGGTGACTCTGGATCTAAACCTTGATCAATAAGAGCACTTAGTATTTTAAATCTTGCATCATCTAGAAGAGTATCTTCTATCATCTTTCTTTTTTCTTCTAAAAGCTCATTGTAAGAAATATCATCTACAGCTCTATATACTAACTTAGTTGATCTTTTTGCAAATTCAGCTACTAGAACATTAATAACATTTGGGATTATTGGATAGAACTTTAATTCTAGTGCAGACTCATCTTCTTTAGTAAGTGTCTCAACTATATCTCTATATTCATTATTTTCCTCAACAATATAGTCTGACTTATCTATAATACCTTTAGCAAGTTTATAGTTTTTCATTAATCTCCGGGCATTTCTACGGATCTGTTTTAATCCTTGCCACTCTATCCAATCAAGATTCCAGGCAGACCATTCATCAGTTTTTTCTTTTTTAGGAAGAAACTGTAGAGGTTGTGTAACAGTACCCATGCGGTTTGTTTCCGCTTTGGCTCCATTTTTTAACTGTAGTGCATTATATATTTGCATACTGATTATTTAAAGTTTTTAAAGGCTGATCTTTTAATACTCTGCCCACTCCCGAGTTGTCCTTTCCCCATGTGACGAAAAGGGCTGCTATTTAATTTAAACAAATTTTCTGACTTTTGCAAGTTTTTTATACCATCATCTATTACTGTTTTCTTTAAATATCCTCTATTGGACTGTTGAATTTTCATAAAAGCTACAAGAGCACAGAAGGAAACTAGTCTATCCACGTTGACTCCTAAAGCATATTCTCTCATTTCTTTAAGTAACATAGGGTCAGGAATTCTTTCAATACCATATGTAGTTTTAACTACAGTACCATCTTCCATAATTTCTTGATCTAATTCCTCTCTAGTGTATTCAATTGCATAACTCAGAAGATGGGCTTTGAATAAAGATCCTGTATTTTTCCATCCATACTCTTGATATACATTAGCATTTGCACCAAGATCTTTTAAGAATACAATTTGGTTTTTAGGTACTAGGTATTTATGTTTTCTTCTTTGAATCATATACTGAATGAAAAGAGAAATGTTATTTTCAATAAGAGCCCAAGCATTGTACCATTCAATTATTAATTCTAGTTTTTGATGAGTTCTTTTAATATCATCATATCTACCACACCATGCGGCTACAATCTTATCTTGTTCTATATAAGTTTCTGTTTCTCCAGCATGAATTTTAGTTATTTCTACAGGAGCTTTCATTATATAAATAGAACACAATGAGTCTGATGTTGTTGTCTTACCTTCTGACACGGGATCTATAGAGGCATAATATGTTCCAAAAGATGGATTTTCTATTGGTCTTTCCCATACTACTAATACACCAGTTTTATCTTCTAGTTTTTTAGGAACTGGAAATTCCATAATAGGTCTCTTATCTGTTAACTTTACAGCAGGTAATCCTGTTTCATCAGCATAGATATCTAAGTATTCATATCCATATTCTTTTTCTTCAATTCTTCTTTCTTGTGCTGCAAGTAGATGCGTTGGGAATACAGATACAGATCTATGATCAAATGCTTCTTTAATATTTCTAGGATGCTGAGATATTCTTAGCTGGTAATCTTCGGGAGATAATTCATTTTTCCATTTTATAAATTGTTCTTC